TGACCATACATTTGTGCCTGGTGCAGAAAACTCTGGTTGTATTGTAACTGGCAACTCTTGGTATAGTGGACCGTTCATAACTCCCAATAGTGCAACTTATAATCCTAATACTGGAATTTTAGTTCTTGGATTTGCAAATCCCCACGGACTTACCACTGCAAGTACCATTGGTATCAAGACCTCTTCACTGGTCTTTACTTGTACTCTTGATAATAATGCTACTGAACATGCGTATCCAAGATCAACTGACCCAATTGGTCAGGGACAACTTGATGTTCCTGTAGCTGCTGTTCCTTCTTCAACGCAGATTGAAGTTCAAGTTGGTATCTCCACGATTGTTTATCTACAACCAACAAGTGCAACTTATGATGGTCAGACTGGTATTGTAAACATCACTTTCCCCAATCATGGATTGGAAGAAGGTCAACACATTAAGGTCACTAGAGATTCTTTAGTATTTACTTGTGAACTTGATGGACATAATAGCACGCACTCTTATCCTAGGGCAGGTGACCCTATTGATGGTACTAATGTTGCGATTGCTGGTACAAGTCAGAATGCATTTGAGATTAATGTAGGTGCTTCTCCATTAGTCTATAAGACAGCAACTAATGCGGTTTACAATCCTGTTGCAGGTATCATGACGATTACCTCGCCAGGACATGGACTATTCACGGGATCACATATCAGAATTACGGATAACTCTTTTGTATTCACATGTTCTCAAGATGATAATGCAACAGAACACACATATCCAAGATCAACAGATCCTATTTCTGGTGTAGGTGTTTCTATTGGAGCTACAACATTAGATACTTTTGAAATTGAAGTTGGTGTTACTACAACAACATACATCCAACCAACAAATGCAGTTTATAACCCAGTAACAGGTCAGTTGACAGTTATTGCTGCTGGTCATGGTTTAGATACTACTAGATCTGTTAGGTTCACCGATAACTCCTTCACATTCACTTGTGATATGGATAATCATGGATCTAATCACACTTATCCTAGATCAACAGATCCTATTTCCAATACCCGTATCGGTATTGCAGCAACCAGTGAAAATGAATTTATTGTAAACGTTGGAGTTTCTACTCACACGTTCTCACAAGCAATTGGTGCTGATTATAATGCAGCGACTGGAATTATGACAGTCACTACTGATAAACCTCATGGATTGAGAACTGGCACATCAATTAGACTTGCTGTTGATGGATTTGTCTTTACCTGTGGTATGGACGATCACCAAACAGAACATACTTATCCCAGACAAACAGATCCAGCTACAGTTGCAGGTCGTTTATCAATTGCTGCTACAACTACAAATACTTTTACAGTTAATGTTGGACCAACCACATCAGTTTCTCATAACGTTACTGGAGCAACATATTCTCCAACAACAGGTTTAATGGATCTGACTATTGGAGCTGGTCATGGATTGGTTGTAGAAAATCCTGTAAGGATTTTACCAGAGTCTCTTGTATTCACATGTACAAAAGATGGAAACGCTACACAACACAGATATCCTCAAGGTGGAGATCCATATTTCAATTCTGCTCAAATTTCTAAAGTAACCAGTAATACTGTAGTTGAGATTAATGTTGGTCCTTCTACCACACCTTCAAATTACGTTGGTGGTGGAACTATTCAGGGTGCAATTTTAGCACCAAGAGAACAGAATAATTCTACTAGTGGACGTGATGTTGCTGCACACGGAGCATTCGTTAAGAAAGTTGGTAGTGGAATTACATTTACAGTTCAAGTTGGACCATCTACAGTGCCTCATAATTACAATAGAGGTGGTACAGTACAACGTGCATTTAGATATCCTATTCCTTATGTGCAAGCTGCAGGAATGGAGTCTGTACAATTTGGTGATGGTCAACATGTACTTGAGAAAATTGATAATGCAAACTTCAGAGTACAATCTGGTATTTTAACTTCTCCTTGGTATTTCAGTAAAGGAGGAACTGTAGAAAGACCTATTACATTGGAAGTTCATGAACCACCTGGCTATTTTGCTCTTCCATTAGTTTACAATCCAAATGCCACTGGTCTTACAACAACTGGTATTGGTCAAAGTGCTATTGTAGACGTTAGAATCAATGTTGATGGAAATATTGGTGAGTTTGATATTACTGAAGAAGGCGTCGGTTATAAGGTAGAAGACGGTCTTACAGTTGCTGGTATTGTTACTGACCCAAGAGTGGGTGTTCATACTGATTTCCAACTAGAAGTAATTGAGATTGGTAATGATAAGTTCTTTGGATTCTATCCTGGCCAGTTCGTCTTGTTTGATGATATTGCACCATTCTTTAATGGAAGTAGAACCAAATTTACTCTTTCCGTAACAAATGCTGGAGTAACTGAGATTCTCAGTCTTAAAACTATTGAAGGTAGTGATATGGATGTGACCAATAACATCTTTATCTACATTAATGATATCCTTCAAACTCCAGGTGAGGCCTATACTTGGAAAGGTAGTAGAGTTATATTCACTGAAGCACCTAAGCCTGGATCCAAGTGTTCTGTGTTCTACTATAGAGGTTCTTCTATTGACGTTGAAGAAATTGAACCAATTCCTACAGTTCAACCAGGCGATGAAATTCAGATTAAAGAAAATAAATTAGACGTTCTTGATAGGGACCAATTCCCAAGAACAACGAAGAGAATCGTTGCTTCTGATATGCTTGAGACCTTTACTTACGATAGTCTTGGAATCTCAACAGATCAGGATGCAGAACGACCTCTTTCTTGGGTTAAACAGAAGTCTGATAAGATCATTTCAGGTGTTTACTATTCTAAAGATAGGTTGAATTATAAGAGTAAGGTTACTCCAGCAACTAGAATTATTAAGAATGTTGGGTCAACTGATGATCAAATTTGGGTACAGAATGCTTTCCCCGTATTCTCTGAGGTTGATCTTCTTACAGAACAAGATCGACATATTCAAATTTTCGAAGAAAGAGAAATTGATCCTGCAATTATTACTGCTACGGTATCTACTTCTTCTAGTATTTCTGCCTTAAGTATTGCATCTTCTGGTGCTGGTTACTTAAATGTTACCAATCCAGATATTCTTGTATCTTCTTCTAAGATTACTAAGAAAGATCCAATGAAGGATTGGAAGTTTGATGTTATCACTGGTGATATTGGTTCTGCAGATCTTAGAGAAATTACGCAGAGTGAACCAATTATTGCAGTTGGAACTAGCAGCAGGTATATCAATACTCTCAGTGGATTCTTCTGGGAGAGAGGTGTTGTTGGTTTCGGTGGAACAACTACATTAAATGCGGTAGCTACTGCAAAAGATGTAAATTATAGTCCAAATCATCAAGTAATGATTGTTGGTGAATATGCATCTGCAGCAAGAGCAGTTTCTTATGGTGATACAGTTGGACAATTTGAAGAACTGCAACTCCTTGAACAGAGACAGATACCTTCTATTGGTGTTAGTGTGGATTATCCAACTACATTCTCTAGAGAATTTAATGATGTTATCTGGGATAATACTGCAGGATCTTGGATTGCCATTGGATTTGGTGGATCTGTATTTACTGGTGTTGGTATTGGAACTACCACTCTTTACAGTCAATTCTCTGGAACTTTAGAGACACTTCATGGAATTGTTTATGCTCAGGATGAATATGTGGCAGTTGGTAATGGTGGTGCTATTATCTCATCTAATGTTGGTAAAATTTGGAATTTAAAGACAAGTAATACCAATAAGAATCTTAGAGATATTATGTACGATGGTAATAGATTTATCGCAGTTGGCGATAATGGTACTATTGTCACATCTACAGATAAAAACTTCTGGTTCCCATTCAGTGATAATCTTCCTGCAGGAACAACTGCAGCTGCAACATTTGACTTTGAAAAAATTAGATATGATGATGGACTCTATGTTGGTATTACCACTGTAGGTGAACTTTATTATTCTTTAGATCTTGCAAATTGGAATTATAGAGATAATGGTCAAAGTCAACCAGTTGGTGACTTAGTGTTCTCTAATTTTGGATTAGATGGTAGATTACTGGTTGTTGGTGGATCAGGAACTGCCTATTATGCAGAACCAATCCTGAATAGAGCAACAGCAACATGTGCAGTAACTAATGGTGGTGTTTCTACTGCTATTATTGTTAATGGAGGATTTGGTTATGATGTAGGTTCTAATCCACCTGTAGTTGTTGGAAGTGATGTTCCTAAGAAGGAAACTGTATATTCATTTAAAACAGAAGGTGATTTTGGTAGAATTGTTGGTATGAGTACCTTCGTTACTGGCATTGGATTTAGTGTTCCTCCAAAACTTGAGTTCTATCTCAAGTCTGAGTTTAACGACAACACCAACCTTGGTTATGGTTTCTCATCTCTAAACACATTTGGAATTAATAATTCTCAATTAAAAATTGGTGATTACTTTATTATCTACGATAGTCCAGTAACTGTAGGACATGCTTTAACTGGAATTAGCACTCATGTTGGTGGATATAATAACTATCCTACAAATAAGGTTGGAATTATTTCTGCTGGTGAAAAACTTAATGGACTTTTCCAAGTAGATAAAGTTTCAGTACCAGACACTGTGAGTGGAATTGTGACAGTTACATGTTCATTCCAGCCTGGTCCAAATAGTAACAGTCAGATTCAAGTTGGTATTGGAACTACTGCTATTAGTGATTATTATGGTAAATACTCATGGGGTAGAATTTATGATTTCCAGAATAGAATTTCTGGTAACCCTGAGAATTTCATCGTCAATCCTGATGCTGGATTAGTCGGTCTTTCTACTGCAGCCCAGATCTTCAGAACAAGACCTCTGACTTAACCCTATAAATAAAGAAAAAAATACCGCTCGGTTAAAATGCCTGCCATCATTTCAGATCAATTTAGAATTCTCAACGCAGAGACTTTTGTGAAAAGTTTTGTTGGCGTTGGCTCTACAGTAAACAAGTATTATTCTTTTATTGGATTGCCGAACTCCACTAATCCAGATGGTGGCGGTACTAATGACTGGAATACTAATACTCCTGCTCCTCTAGATGGTTTTAGAGAAGAAAATGAAGTAAAGGAGTCTATTATTGCATTGAAGAAAGTCACGGATAGAGATGTTCGTAGACTTGTCAGGAAAGTCAATTGGGTTGCTGGTGCAACCTATGAGATGTATAGACATGACTATAATATCTACAATCTTACTCCTACAACTTCCCAAGCAAACTTATATGAAGCAAATTATTATGTAATTAATGAAGACCTTAGGGTTTATGTTTGTTTGCAGAATGGATCTGACCCAGAAAACCCCAAGGGTCGTCCATCTTATGATCAACCACAATTCATTGACTTAGAACCAAGAGCAGCTGGTACTTCTGGTGATGGTTATATTTGGAAATACTTATACACTATTAAACCATCAGAAATCGTAAAATTTGATTCAATTGAATATATTCCAGTTCCAGAAGACTGGGGTCTTCAAGGTGAAACTGTTGCTACTAAAAATAATGCTATTGATGGAAAGATTGAAATTGTAGTTATTGGTGATAGAGGAACAAGTTATCAACCAATTTCTACTTCTTTTGCTAATGTTCCTATTCTTGGTGATGGTACTGGTGGTAAGGCAACTATCACTATTGACTCTTTCGGTAAGGTATCTGAGGTCTTTGTTACTGATGGTGGTCAAGGATATACCCATGGCAACATCCAGTTCTTCCCTGGCGCCCCTGGCAGTGAGTCTGGAGGTGCTATTGAGAACTTGACTAATACTGGTATTGGTACTACTGCTAGAGCTCAATTTGACGTTATTATTCCCCCTAAGGGTGGTCATGGTTATGATGTTTACAGAGAATTGGGTGCTTACAGAGTTTTAATGTACTCTAGATTTGAAACTCAAGAAACAAATCCTGACGTTATTGAAGGAAATGATTTTGCTAGAATTGGAGTTTTAAAGAATCCAACAGTTTTTGGAAGTGATAAAGAACTTCTAGATACATCGGTTGTTAGTGGACTACAGGCATTAAAGTTGGCTGGTGTTTCCACTGAAACAAAGTATGCAGTTGACTCTGAGATTACTCAGACCGTTGGTGTTGGTTCTACCGCAATTGGTATGGTTGCAGCATGGGATCCTGTTACCGCAGTCCTTAAATACTATCAACCAGTTGGTCTTGCTAACAGTGATGCAGGATTTAAAATTATTCCATTTACTGCAACACCTGATGCAGGATATGGTGTTACTATTAACGGCAGTTCTGTTTCTGGACCTGTCTTAGAATTGAATACCGATTTCAACGGTATTACTACGTCAATAAATAATACGACATACCAGTTAGGCATTAACTTTGTCGCTGGTATTGCTTCTGCAGAATATAATAAGAAGTCTGGTGAATTAATCTATATTGATAACAGGACTGCGATTCCCCGATCATCTAGTCAGAAGGAAGACATTAAAATCGTACTGGAGTTCTAAAGAACAATGCCACAAAATACTAACCTCAATGCGTCTCCATACTTCGACGATTTTAGTGAGTCTAATAATTATCAAAAAGTATTATTCAAGCCAGGACTCCCTATTCAGGCGAGGGAATTAACAACCCTACAATCGATTCTACAGAATCAGGTTGAAAAGTTTGGTAAGCATTTTTTCAAAGAAGGATCAGTAGTAATCCCTGGTCAGATTGCATATGATTCTGACTTTACTGCTGTAATGATTGACGAGACTCACTTGGGTCTTCCTGTCAATTTATACTTAACTAACCTTATTGGTAAAACAATTAAAGGTGAAGATAGTGGAGTTACTGCAAAGGTAGAAACCTTTATTACTAACTCAACTTCAGAGTTGGGCAATTATACTCTATATGTTAAGTATCAAAGTTCTAGTGAAACTGATTTTGCAAGACAAGATTTTGTTGATGGGGAAAACTTAATCGTATTGGATGAGGTACAATACGGTCTTTCAAATATTAGAGCTAACTCTACATTTGCAACAACTACCATTTCTAATTCTACAAGAACTGGTTCTGCGGCAAAAATTGCAGAAGGTGTATATTTTATTCGTGGTTTCTTTGTAAATGTTCAACCACAAACTGTTATTCTTGATCAGTATACTAATAAACCCAGTTATAGAGTAGGTTTATTAATTACTGAAGAATTAGTAACTGCATCTCAAACCAACTCAGATCTCTTCGATAACGCTAGAGGTTTCTCTAACTTT